GGGTAATTTTGTAGAGATTTTCCCCAGAACCCTCTGCCTAATTATTTGGCAATACTAATTCCGTACTAATTCACTATTGGATTAGTAGGTCAATTCTGATTTCCATTTAAATTGAGATTCATCTACTATACGAACCCGATACAATAACTCCGGGTAATCTCCGTATATGCTGACGCTCGATCAATTCAAATTGGCATTACCTGACAAGGTAAAGAAGTCCATCAATCAGGAGTTAATCGATCAGATTAACAACACGCTGTCTGATCCTGAGATGTTCGAGAGTTACCGGGATAACCTTATCAGCTACACCAAGGTGATGGCTGATGGGAAGTTCAAGGTCACCAGTTATGTGGATGCGGTTAGGTACGTCAGTTTCAAACTGATGGGCTGTACCAATATCGAGGCGTACACCAAGACATTCCCGGATAAATACCAGCGGTTCATTCAACTGGGTATTCAGGCCAAGGATATTGCTTCGTATGTCACCGCATACAACAAATCCAAGTTGGTGAATTTGATCTTCGAACAAACGCTGATTCCAAGCCATGTGCTGAATCAGGATCTGTATCAACGGGCTTTGAATGTGCAGGCAGATCTGATGATCAATGCCAAGAGCGAGAAGGTGCGCTGCGATGCTGCCAACTCGTTGCTCACGCAGTTGAAGGCACCGGAGGTGAAGAAGGTCGAGCTGGATATCGGGGTGAAGGAGGATTCTTCTATCGCCGCATTGAGGGCGACCACGATGGAGCTGGCCCGTCAGCAGCGGCTGATGGTGGAGAGTGGGGCAATGAATGCCCAGGAGATCGCCCACGGGCGGTTGATTATTGATGTGGTCCCGGAGGTAGTGGAATGAAATCGTATATTGGAACCAAGATGATCATGGCCCAGCCCATGAACCGGAAGGATTACAACGACTACCGTGGTTGGGAAGTCCCAGCTGATGAAGATCCTTCGGATGAAGGCTTCTTGGTTGAATATCCTGATGGGGGTAAGTCGAATCATCCGGCCCATGCCGGCTATATCAGCTGGTCCCCGAAGGATGTATTCGAGCGTGCCTATCGTCTTTCTTCTGGCTTGACCTTCGGTGATGCCCTGCAGGCTTTGAAGGCTGGTAAGCGGGTAGCTCGCGCAGGCTGGAATGGTAAGGGGATGTTCGTCTACTACGTCCGTGCTGCGGCCTACCTGGCTCAGTCTGATGTGGCCAAGGCGTATTTTGGTGAGGATGCTTATGTGCCCTACGCCCCCTACCTGGCCCTGAAGGGTGTTGATGAAAAGGTCAGCACCTGGGTACCAAGCATCAACGATGCACTGGCCGAGGATTGGGTGGTGCTGGAATGAACTCTCCCCCTGTCACCTTTTCGGTGGCAGTCCGGAATAAAGAGGGAAAACCCTGTCTATTCCGGATTGCACATGAAGAGATCCAGACCTATGAGCAGGCGATGTCCCTGACACGGGAACAGCTTCCTGACGCACAGGTGATCCTGGTAGGGGTTGCCTGATGGCAGGGCGTGTGCATCAAGATGGTATGCCGTGGAAGGTTGAAGATTATCTCAACCACACGGACTACAAAATCCGGCCCGGGTATGTGCCCAGTGATTTTGCACTGGAGTTCATCACCTTCATCAAGCTCGTCAATGGATCATCGGGGGAGGAACACAAGACCCCCCTGGTACACTATTACATGCTCGATACCATCACCGATGGAGGCAAGCGGATCATCAACCTCTGCCATCGGGGTATCGCCAAAACCACGGTGATGGGGGAATACCTGTTCCTGTACATCGCCTGCTATGGTGAGCTTCCTGGCTTCGGTCGTATCGACCTGGCTTTGTATGTCTCGGACTCCATCGAGAATGGTGTCAAGAACATGCGGAAGAACCTGGAGTTCCGCTGGGACAATTCGGACTTCCTGAAGCAATACATCCCCCGGATCCACTTCACTGACATCCGGTGGGAGTTTGAAAACGCCGATGGAAAGGTGTTCATCGTCAAGGGGTACGGTGCCAAGACAGGTGTTCGTGGTGCCAAGGAAATGGGCAAGCGCCCCCAACTGGCGGTACTCGATGACTTGATCAGTGACGAGGACGCTCGTTCAGCTACCGTGGTTTCAGCGGTCGAAGATACCGTCTACAAGGCAGTGAACTACGCACTACACCCTACCAAGAACATGATCATCTGGTCGGGTACCCCGTTCAACGCAAAAGACCCTTTGTACAAGGCCGTTGAATCAGGTGCCTGGAGTGTGAATGTGTTCCCGGTGTGTGAACAGTTCCCTTGTACCCGAGAAGAGTTCCGGGGAAGTTGGCCAGATCGCTTCACCTATGAGTATGTAAAGGAGCAGTACGACACTGCAGTAAAGCTGGGCAAGATTGACACGTTCAACCAGGAACTGATGCTCCGGATTATGTCCGATGAAGATCGGATGATCCAGGATCATGACATTGCCTGGTACAAGATTGATGCTGTTCTGCGGAACAAGGGTAGATTCAACTTCTACATTACGACCGACTTTGCTACATCGGAAAAGGAGAAGTCAGACTTCTCCGTGATCAGTGTATGGGCCTACAACAATGTCGGTGACTGGTTGTGGGTGGATGGCGTCTGTAAGCGTCAGCTGATGGACAAGACGGTGGATCATCTTTTCCGTCTGGCTCAAATGTACCGCCCCCAGCAAGTTGGTATCGAAGTTTCAGGCCAGCAGGGCGGATTCATCTCCTGGATCATGGGTGAGATGATGAACCGGAATATCTATTTCCCTTTGGCTTCAGAAGGGAACGATTCCAGGCCAGGTATTCGCCCGAATACGAACAAGCTGGTGCGATTCAATACAGTGGTTCCGTTATTCAAAGCCCGCAAGATCTTTTTTCCTATCGAGAAAAAAGCAACTCCTGAGCTGGCCGAAGCAATGACTGAACTTGGTTTGGTCACACCGGGTGGGTTCAAAAGTAAGCATGATGACTTCGCAGACACCATTTCGATGCTGTCTTCTCTTACGCCATGGAAACCTTCGGAGGAAGCGCCCCTATCTGAGTCGTCCTCACAGGATGGAATGTGGGACATCGAATCTCCGGATGATCCGGTAGATCGTATGGCGTCATATATCGTTTAAGGAAATCTCATGAAATTGAAAGAAGTGTTCGATCAACTTACCCATGGCGAGCTGTCCCAAATGTGCATGGGAGGGGCGGAGGAAGGGCAGATTGTTGAGGCCAACTATCCCAAAGTGGTGAACCACATCAACTTGGCTTTGACGGCCTTATACAAACGGTTCTATCTGAAAGAGGGTAGGGTGGTTCTGGCTTTCGTGCCTGGAAGATCCATCTATCCAGTGCATTCGAAGTACGCAATCTCGAATGCCCAATCGGATGAACCGATAAAGTATTTGCTGGATTCTTCACAGGAATTCCTTGATGACATCCTGAAAATCGAGGCTGTGGAAACAGAAGCCGGGTTCTCAATTCCAATGAATGATGTGCTCAATCCATTGAGCATCATGACGACCAGCCCTACTGTGTTGCGGCTGCCCACTTCCCTGGTCAATCAAGTGGTAAGTCTTCCCGAGGATTACCGTACCAATACCGTGACAGTGGTTTACCGGGCGAACCATCCCAAGATTGATATGACCACCCCCTTCAATCCAGAGAGTGTGGAGTTGGAGCTTCCGGACAGCCATCTGGAAGCGCTTCTGCTTCATGTGGCTTCTCGGGTAAATACTCCTGCGGGAATGGTCAATGAATTCAACGCAGGCAACAACTATGCAAGGCTGTATGAATTGGCCTGTCAGCAGTTGGAGGTGGCGAATTACCAGATCGACCAGAGTAATTCGAATACCCGTCTCACTCAAAACGGGTGGGTGTAACCTGTTGTTTAAAAGCCCCCATCACGGGGGCTTTTTTATTTGGAAAGAAACTCCATCCGTAATTCAAGGATGCTCATATACATCCCCATAACTCGAAACTGTTCATGCAGCATTTGTTGGTACGCTGCATCCATTTCCTGAATTCGGGCTGATACGAGAAATGATTTCAATTTGTCGTGTTTGTCTTTCAGCTCGATGTATTCACATAAAACACGCTGTTTGAAATCGGGAAGATCAGTAACTTGATTTACGGTTTGGAGCATTCTGGTTCCTTGATTATTTACCGGATGATCCAAATCCACCGGTGCCGCGATCAGTATGTCCCAGGTCGTCGGAGAGTTCAAGATTCACCATTGCGACCGGTACAATTAAAAACTGCAAGACGCGTTCATTCGGAATCCAGCTAAAATGTGAACCACTTTTAGTGCGGAGAAACGCTTTCCATTCACCGAGGTAATCCGAATCGATAATCCCGCAGGTGTTATTCAATTCAATCCCGTCACGGGAACCTACGCCGGATCTGGGGAATATCAAGGCAACGTGGTTTTCAGGTACTCGGGCTGCAAAGCCCAAAGGAACAGCAGTGGGGGTATCCCCAAAACACGCGCCGGGTTCCGGCATGTAAATGTCGAAAGCGCCCGCACCTTGGGTTGACTTGATCGGGAGGGTGAAATTGGGATGGATGGGTTTGATACGCATGGTTACTCCTATTTAGTTTGAGAAATAAAACAGCATTGTATCCACACAAGGAAATTTGAATGGAACCAATTACTGAAGTTGCAGCAGTAGATCAACTCCCGTTGACCGACTGGAAGAATGCTCCAAAGTTGGAAGACTTGAAGCGGGACTACGAAGATGCAAAACCTTCTTTCGATGTCCAGAAAACCAAAATTTCGGAATGGCTGGACAACCTGTTTGTGAGGAATAAGGCACAACTCAGCGTGCCCAAAGGCAATTCGCAGATTGTTCCGAAGCTGATTCGCAAGCAAGCAGAGTGGCGATATCCCGCATTGAGCGAGCCTTTTCTCAGTACGGATGACATCTTCAATGTCACCCCGGTAACCTGGGAAGATCGGGAAGCAGCGATTCAAAACCAGATGGTGTTGAATCATCAGTTCAACACCCAACTCGACAAGACCCGCTTTATTGACGAGTACGTGCGAACTTCCGTCGATGAGGGTACTGTGATTGTTCGGGTTGGCTGGGAATATGAGGAACGCGCTGTTTCCAAGAATCTCCCAGTGGTGGAATATCGCATCAATCCGGAGCTGGCACCCCTACATCAGCACCTGGCTCAAATGAGGGAAGAATCCCCCAGCCAGTACGAATCGGATGTGCCCGATGAATTGAAGACGGCACATGAAATGTCCCTGGAACATGGCCAGCCCATTGAACCAGTGATTCTCCGTTATGAAATGCAGGAGGTTTCTGAAGTCATTCATAACCGTCCTACGGTTGAAATCTGCGATTACCGAAATGTTGTGATTGATCCCAGTTGTCTTGGGAATATCAAGAAGGCACGGTTCATCGTCTATAGCTTCGAATCTTGTTTGGCTGATTTGAAGAAAGACAAGAAGTACAAAAACCTGGACAAAATCAATATCGACGGGAATTCCCCCTTGGCTTCTCCCGATCATGCGACGGCAGACAATCTGGGAAATTTCAACTTCAGTGACAATGCTCGGAAGAAGTTTGTTGTCCAGGAATACTGGGGCTTCTGGGATATTCACAATGATGGAGTCCTCCATCCTTTTGTTGCTGCCTGGGTTGGTACAACTCTGGTTCGGCTGGAAGAAAGTCCTTTCCCGGATAAGCAGCTGCCTTTCGTCACGGCTCAATACTTGCCGGTACGCAAGTCCTCTTATGGTGAGCCGGATGGTTCACTTCTGGAAGACAATCAGAAGGTTGTCGGTGCGGTCACTCGGGGCATGATCGACATCATGGGTAAGTCGGCCAATGGTCAAACGGGTATCCGTAAGGACATGCTCGATACGACCAATCGACGCAAGTTCGAGAAGGGACTGGATTACGAGTTCAACGTGAATGTTGATCCTCGGCAGGGTGTACACATGCACACCTATCCGGAGATCCCGGCGTCTGCTCAGTTCATGCTGCAGATGCAGAATATGGAGGCTGAATCCCTTTCTGGGGTCAAGTCGTTTAGCCAAGGTATTTCGGGACAAGCACTCGGTGATGTAGCAGCTGGTGTGCGTGGTGCCCTTGATGCCTCGTCTAAGCGTGAGCTTGGCATTCTGCGTCGTCTGTCAGCAGGCATTATTGAGATTGGTCGCAAGATCATTGCCATGAATGCGGAGTTCTTGAGCGAGAAAGAAATTATCCGAATTACCAATGATGATTTCGTCACTATTCGCCGTGATGATCTCCCGGGTAATTTCGATCTGAAGCTCTCCATCTCCACAGCAGAAGAGGACCATAACAAGGCCAGCGAGCTGTCCTTCATGCTGCAAACCATGGGAAATAATATGGATCCTGCAATGTCCCGGATGATCCTGGCTGACATTGCTCGACTGCGTAAGATGCCCGATCTGGCCAAGCGGATTGAGAACTTCGAACCCCAGCCAGATCCCCTGGTCGAGAAACAACGACAGCTGGAAGTGCAACTTCTGGAAGCCAAGTTGAATACCGAGCGTGCACAAGAAATGTATTACCGCTCCAATTCCAAACTGGACGAAGCAAAGGTTGGTACTGAGATTGCCAAGCAGGCTCAAATGCAATCCGAAACTGATTTGAAGAACCTTGATTTTGTTGAACAGGAATCCGGAGTTCACCAGGAACGTGAATTGCAACGTATCGGGGAGCAGGCACGCAGTCAGGTTGAATTGAAGAAAATCGACCATCAATTTAAATCTCAGGAGAAAAATAAAGACCTCATTAAAGATTTTCTATTGAAACGGAAATAGAATCTGATTTATAGTGCGGGGGCTTTAACAACTCCTGCACTATTAACTTTTGAAAGCACTGATAGATAATGCACTCCACTGAACTGCAACAACTCGATTCGAGTATCAAGCACGCCCAGAAAACGGTTGACTTGGGTGACGCCCTGGAACGCCTGCGTAATAACCGTGATTTCAAGAAAGTGATCGCGGAAGGTTATTTCGAGCAGGAAGCCATTCGCTTGGTTCACCTGCTGTCGGATTCCAATATGCAATCTCCGGATTCCCAAAATTCCATTCACAAGCAGATGATTGCTGTGGGTGGTTTCCGTGATTATCTCGATACCCTGGCAATCCGTGCTGATATGGCCCGCCGTTCGATTGAAGCGGATGAATCCATGCGTGACGAAATTCTGTCGGAAGGGCAGTAATCATGTCCGATATCGAAGAACGGTCCATCCTGGAAATGTCGGACGAAGAGATTGCCAATCTCGATCCGAGTACGCTTGCTCAGGCAACCGAAGAACCGCCTGTGACTACTGAACAAGATCCGGTGCAAGCCGATCCGGAACTGAACGCTGACGAAACCACCAAGGAAGAAGCGGAAAGTGTATCGGGCGAAGGTTCGCAGGGTCAGTCGGCTGATCCGGAAGGCACGGTAATTGAAGGTTCCACTGATGGCAATGCCGTCAAATCCTCGGAAGATGTGAAGGCACCTGAAGCCAAGGGTAATGAAGAAAGTAACCCGAAGCCGAATACCGCACAGCCTTCCGAGGGCGTGGAAAAGCCCATCGACTATGAGGCTGCATACAAGCAGCTGACTGCCCCGTTCAAGGCTAATGGCCGTGAAATCCAGGTCACCAGCGTCGAAGACGCGGTGGCCCTGATGCAGATGGGTGCGAACTACAACAAGAAGATGGCGGCCCTGAAGCCGAATCTGAAGTTGCTGAAGCTGCTCGAAAACAACGGGCTGCTGTCAGAAGAAAAACTCAGTTTCCTGATTGATCTGGAAAAGAAGAATCCGGACGCAATCAGCAAGCTGGTCAAGGATAGTGGTGTCGATCCTCTGGATCTCGATGCCAGTAAAGCAGGCGACTACAAGCCCTCCCGTCATACTGTTGATGACCGAGAACTGGAACTGGATGCTGTCCTGGACGAACTCCAAGGCACTGAAGGCTACACCCGTACTCTCGATGTCGTCAGCAATCAATGGGATGGCCCGAGCAAGAACGTCATCGCCAATTCACCTCAAGTCTTGCGGATCATCAACAGCCATGTCCAATCGGGCATCTTTGATTTGATCGTCAAGGAGGTTGAAAGCGAAAAGATGTTCGGTCGTCTTTCTGGTTTGTCTGATATCGAAGCCTACCGGCAAGTTGGTGATGCGATTCAGGCTCGCGGTGGATTTGATCACTTGGCTCCCCAAGGACAACGAATCCAGCCCAAGCCTGTTGTCGTGGAACCGAAACCGAAGATGGGTGATGAAGGCAAGCGTCGGGAAAAGAAGCTGGCAGCCAGCCCTTCCCAACCTGCTGTTTCTACGAAGGGTGCCGTGGAATTCAACCCACTGGCCATGTCCGACGAAGAATTCAGCAAAACCGTGAATTCGCGGTTCCTTTAATTCACCTTGAGGTAAACACATATGTCTCGCATGTACAACGATCCGGCTGGTGGTTCCCCGTCGACCACGGGTTCCCAGATGAACACCCAGTATTACCAGAAGCAGGCACTGGTTGAACTGAAGAAGACGCAGTTCTTCTCCCAGCTCGCCGATGTCACCTCCATGCCGAAGAACTTCGGCAAGAAGATCAAGCGTTACCACTACCTGCCGCTGCTCGATGACGCCAACCTGAACGACCAGGGCATCGATGCCGCTGGTGCTGTTATCAGCTCCTCGACCTATTCGGTCACCCTGCCGCGTGCCAACCTGGTTGTGGCCAATGCTGCCAAGGTCGCTGCTGCTGCTGCCATCAATGACAATACCTCTGGTGTTGTCGCCACTGCCGGTGCTGACGGTTCGGCTGGTGCTGGTTTTGCTACCCTGACGGTTGTTGGTGGTACTGTCTTCAACGTCTCCACTGATGTCAAGGCCGCTGCCATTGTCGCCCTGAATCTCGGTGCTTCCTCTACCCAGCGTTCGGGCAACCTCTACGGTTCGTCCAAGGACGTGGGTTCGATCTCTGGCAAGCTCCCGGCGCTG